CAGGCGGCACGGCACGATCACGCCGGAGCAATACGACGCCGGGATTCGCCTCTATGCACTATGGCGGCAAGCTGGCCTAGAGCAAGGAATCACGTCCCGCCTGTCTGACATGCCAGCCGGATCCGGCGACAGCATGGCATCGGAACGTGCCGCACATGCCTTCACAGACTTGAAGAAGCTTCATCGGGAAATGGGTGGCCACCTCTATGCCATCGCGGCAGACATTGCCTGCCATAACTTGATGGCGACGGAATGGGCGGAAAAGAACGGCAAAAGCAAACGAGCCGCACCGGACTTAATGCGACTCGCTCTTGATGCTTTGGTGGATGCCTTCAAGCGTCTGTGAATAGCATTTCGCGGAACGCTTGTGCTGAATGTTGCGCCGCAACAAGACAAGCCAGCGCGGCGTCTCGTTCAACTTCTGCGGTCGATTCCACGCAATCAAAAGCTGTCTTTAACAGCAATTCAAGCCGCAAAAATTCAGATTGTAGGGATTCAATGTCAATGTCAGTCATTGCTTTGCCTTTCGTTTGCCACTTGGTAGATGGCGGGTTGATGCTAGGGCCTACCAAGACCGAAAAGGCAATCGGCGGGATGAATCCCACCCCAACACCAACCCATAAAAAAACACCCATTGAGGGCGTCTATGGACGCCTTTTCCGGCCTTGGTAGAGCCGCGCCGGTTTTTTGCCGACGTCCATAGAATAGTTATCGTGATTCCCGTGTCAAGCGGCTTTAGGTCGTCCGCGCTTGGCTTTCGGCTTTGGTTCCGCGTCTTCTGCAAAAACCCAGTTCGCATAATGCAAGGAATGGCCGTCACTGTCCTGCCTTGGCAAAAACTGCAAAGTTTGATGCAACAGACACTTGAGCTTTTCCAGTTTGGCGACGTCCGACATCCACAAGTCGCTAGTCTCCCATATGGTTTGTAGCATGTGGTGCAAATCGTTGTGACATTGCAAAAACTCGCGGCGCTGTTCTTCTGTTAGTTTGATTTCCATCACGCCACCTCGTTACGGCGCTCTGCCGTCGCTGTGATGTTGATAATCAGAAACACGTCGCCGCCTTTGGTTTGGTAGGTGATGCCGACCAAATCGTCTGCGCGTGCGTGATGCTTCAGCTTAGAGATGCTCACCCGCTTGTCGCCGCGTTTGGTCTTGTAAAAGTTAATCGCGGTTTCTGTACCGTCGGGAAGCGTTGCAGCACGGGTGATTTTCTCACCCGCACCAATGTTTTGATAGTCAATGCCACAAAGCAAAGCTAATCTGCGGACGCTTTCGTTAGCGTCGATTATATGCTTTTCCAGCATTGTCCGAGTGAGCCGGATGGTCGCCAGATTCGGCGCTAGGCTCTCGATGATTGCTTGTTCAGTCATGTCGCCATGCTCCCCTGTAATTCGCCCACGTTCTCTGTTGCCAGTAGTGGGCGTCAGCCTCGACGCTTGATTTGATGAAATCGCGGAAAGTTTCGTCGCCGTCTCGCAGTTCTTCAAAGGCCATGCGTGCGGCTTTGATTTCCTCATCATTCAAGATTAGCGTTGTCTCTATGCGGACCTTCATGTCGCCACCTCATTATCGGCAAGTGTGGTGATAAACAACGGGCCAATCACAGGAACCGCGTGGCGTAATCCTGCGCCACAATGGGCGCATGACTCTTGTGATTGTGCTTTGGTCGTCTCTGAATGACAGGCGGGACACGCAAAGCGATGCGCCGCGTCAATCTCGGCAAGATATGTTTCTTGCTGTTTGATCAGGTGATGCATCACGCCACCCGCTGAACAAAAACGCCTTCGGAACCGTCAAGGCTATAACGGAACGATTGAAAGCGCGCCGCCACGTTCTGGCGCTTGGCCCATTGGTTGCCCGTCTGGCCTAGCTGATTGCCGCGCATGGGCTTCTTGTCCTTCTCGTCTGGCACGAAAAAGCCTTTGCCCACGTCCACATCCTGCCACGGGTAAAGCTGCAAGCCAGCCCGTTGCGTTTTTGGCTTTTCAACCGCGTCGATGATTGCAAATTTAGACATTATTCAGTCTCCCGTTTCGTTTGGTTACGCATTCAGGACGGGGTACCAATCCCCGCCGACGGGATGGCGGGCCATGACAGCCCGCCGCGCTGTTACCAGTATTTCGGGTCCGCATTTGTGGCGATGACTGCCACGACGTAAAGCAAGACAAACAGGCACCAAAAAAGCACCGTCGCCGCGATTTGTTCAATCCAGTCACGCATTGAACCAGCGCCCCATGTCGCGAAGGTCGATGTTCCACCAATCACGAATCTCAACCAGCTTGCGGGTTTCAATGTCGATCAGATACGGTTCAAACGCGCGTTGCGTGAACCGCCAAGGCTTGCCCATGCGTTCAAGAAGACCGTTCAAGCGTTCCCGCGTTGTGACCGTGTTCCAACCGGCAAGCGATAGCGTGGTGCCGTTCACGTTGTTACGGTACGCAATGCGGTTGCCGTGCAGATACATTTCCCAGCCGGTGCAAAGGTCGTCAGTTGTGCTTGACCTATAGGTGCATGGTGCAACCAGCGTATTTCTGCCGCTGAATTTTTGGCCGACGATGAAAGCGGAAACTGCTCTTTCTGTAATTTTCCTCATGACGTCGCCCTTTCCTTGCCGCATAGCACGGCAATGTCGTCTAGGTATTCACGGGTTTCGGTGATCTTCTCCATCGTGCGGTCAATGAACCGCTGGCGGCATTGCTGGCGAAGGTCGGCAACAATCGCTTGCGCGGTATCAATGAAGAATTGGCCATGATCGTCGCGCAGTTTTTTGTTGGCGGCGTCGGTTAGCTTTTGGCCTAACAGCTTGGAAAAGTTCGGGTCGCCAAGTTCAACGTGCCGGTCGGCAGTTATGAACAGGCGCGGCCCGATGATGCAATCTGTCGCCGAATAAAAGGACACCTCGATTTTAAGGTTCTTATATTCGACGCCATTGACAATCACCCTGTCGTTGACGCTCCAGAATTGCACCGCATTTTCAGCGGCGTCTATCTTCTGCAATTCTTCGGCAAACTTGCGCGGGGCGCGCGAATAGTCCAAGTCCTGCCCCGTGATATAGCTTGGCCAATGACCATCAAAGTCGGCGCGAAACGTGACGGGCTGGCCGTCGATGTTTGTTTCGATGTTCATGTCGTCACCCCGTCAAGAATGTCTGCGATTGCGTTCTGGTGCCGTGCCGTGTGGTGGAAGCCCATTTGAAGGCAACGCGCCGCACGTTGGCGGATAGCGTTAGCCGCGCCGTGTCGGGCAATGTCGGAATTGCGCATGACCACATAGCGGAACGGATTGCCGCGGACCTTGAAAGTTGTGACGTGGCTTTCCTGTTTGATGAAAAGGCGGGGCTTCATAACGTCACCTCGCGCGTTTCGTTTGGGTATTCCTTCATTTCCACGACGCCTAGCCAAACTTGCTGAAAGTGTGGCGCTATGCGTTCCATGTGGTCATGCTCTGGATGGTTGCCCGTGCCGGTGCCGTACTTGTCCAGCATGTCGGACAATTCCTGCATCTTTTTGAAAATGTCCGCAGGGCTAATATCAGGATGCGACGGCATCCAGCCGCCGTCCTTGTGCATCAATACCGTTTTGGTGTTGCCAGCCATTGTCTGATTTCCTTTCTGAAAGTTGGCTATACGTATATATAAGCATCAACCAGAAGTTAAAGCAAGCACAAAACGCATTAAAACTTATTGCAATGCGCGCCGATATAGGCATTTAATGCATTATGAATGGATAACCGCGCCCCGAACGGGGCTTTTTTTGTGGGTCGATCATGGGTCGAAAGAAGAAGTACACCGAAGAACACTGGAACGAATTTCTGTTTCGTATCAGTGAAGGTGCGAAGGCTAAAAAGCTGTCCTATGAGCCAGACATGCCTTCATGGCGGCTAATTAGTAACAAGCTGAACAATGACCCTGACTTTCGGGAGCGGTATTCGCTGGCAATGGAACATAGAGCCGAAACATATTCGGAACAGGTGGACGACCTAGTCCAGATGGTCATCAATGGCGAAATATGTCCAAACGCGGGACGGGTCGCAATCGACGGCAAGAAATGGCAGGCAGCGACGGACGCGCCTAAAAAGTTCGGCGGCTATCATCGTCACGAGGTAAAGCACACGGGGACAGACTATGTGCAGGCATTGAAGGCGATAGCAGAAGAAAAGCAACAGACCGAAAGTAATACAGCACGCGCGCGAGATTCCGACGACAACGCGACCACAACGGGCACGGCATCGGTGCATTGATTGGCAGGCTGTCATCGGTGCCAGCGGCTAACTTGCTGATTTAGAACAATTCAAATCCCGTCGGCTAGGCCATCGCCTGTGAAAACCGGCAGATCGGAGCCGACACCCCCCCCGGCAAAAAACAGCGGGGGCAGATATTATTTATATACCCCCCTCTCTTCTGACGGTGATCGCGCACAGCATCCGTCAGATCGGTGGTTCTCGCTGGTTCCTAGGCTTAGGCGGGATTAAATTGGTCGTTACACTGCCCAGCCACCACTATTTTTAACCCGCATCCAACAGGTTTGCTTTGGACGACATTCAGAAGATTCTGCGTGAATTGCACGACGATCCTGAGATGTTCGTCCGGCATGTTCTTCATGCCACGCCGCAAGCTTGGCAGGCTGATGCTTTGCGTGCGGTTCGCGATAACAGCAAGGTCGCTATCAAGTCTGGACACGGGGTCGGCAAGACAGCGTTTTTGTCGTGGCTTGTGTTGTGGTGGTTGTTGACGCGTTATCCGACCAAGGTTGTGTGTACGGCCAACACCGCTCATCAGCTTAGTGATGTGTTGTGGACAGAGATTGATCGTTGGGCGCGTGGGATGCACCCCGGCTTCAAGGATCGTTTGTCCTTCAAGGCAGACAAGATCAGTTTAGAGGGTGCTAACGACAGTTTTGCCGTGGCCAGAACGAGCCGCAGGGAGTCGCCAGAGGCGCTTCAAGGCTTTCACAGCGATAATATGCTGATCTTGGTGGACGAGGCTTCTGGCGTGCCTGATGTTGTCTTTCAAGTTGGCGAGGGTGCCATGAGTACCCCCAACGCCAAGACTGTTCTTACTGGCAACCCCACCCGTTCTGATGGGTTTTTCTACGAGGCGTTTCACAGCAATCGTGAGCAGTGGCACTGCATGACGGTCAGTTGTGAGGATGCTGACACTGTTGATGCTGACTTTATTAGCAGCATGGAAGCGCAGTATGGGCGTGAGAGCAGTGTGTTTGCTGTTCGTGTGCTTGGCGAGTTTCCGAGCCAATCTGACGATGTTTTGCTTCCGTTGCATTTGATTGAGAGTGCGATTGGGCGTGATGTTGAGGCATCGCCTACCACGCCGACGGTGTGGGGTTTGGATTGTGCCCGTTTTGGCTCTGACAGGTCTGCTTTGGCCAAGAGGCGCGGTCAGGAGTTGATTGAGCCGGTCAAGACGTGGCGTGGCAAGGATCTCATGGAGTTGGCGGGTATCGTGCTGACCGAGTATGAGGCGTGTCGTTACATGGACAGGCCCACGGAGATATTCATTGATGCGATTGGCATTGGTGCGGGTTTGGCGGATCGTCTGGCGGAGTTGGATTTACCCGCTGTGGCGGTATCTGTATCGGAAAGTCCTGCTTTGCGGGATAAGTTTGGCCGCTTGCGTGACGAGCTTTTCTGGCGGGCGCGTGAATGGTTTGAGGGTCGCGATGTGGTGCTACCACAGGATGACGCGCTGATCCAAGAGATCACCGGCATACGGTATAAGTATCTCTCTAATGGCAAGTTGAAGATTGAGTCGAAGGACGAGATGAAACGCCGTGGGCAGCGTTCTCCTGACGTTGCTGATGCGTTTGTTTTGACCTTTGCGGGTGAGGGAGCGATGGCATCTGGTGCTATGAGCCGGTGGTCGAGCCGCACCCCCTTACGAGCAAATACGAGTTGGATTGTATGACCAATGTTGTGGATTTTCCCGGTGCTGATGAAGACGAGGTTGGTGTTCGCTTTCCGTCCTCTATTACGAGCGATCTAATCGCGCATCAGATCATGGTGCAGATGGCTGGCGCTGTGGATCTGTGTGAGGCCGAGTGGCCTGAGATTGTGTCTGCCGGTTTGTCTGCGGTTGCGTGGGCGGCACAGAAGGCCGGGATGACGCCGGAAGAGGCAGAAGAGTTGTTTCATTCTGTGAGGGTTCAAGATGGCGACGACGAAGGACGTTAAGCGCACGCCGTCTGGCAAACTCAAGTACAGGGGCGAGATGTTCAGTGGCTACAACAAGCCAAAGCGTACCCCCGGTAAAAGCAAAAAAAGCGCAGTTTTAGCCAAGAAGGGCGATCAGGTGAAGCTGGTGCGCTTCGGT